TGGATACCAAAAGAGGTACAGATGGAATTGTATCCGCCGAAGACACTGCAACCTATGAAAAAATGGAAGCTGATGTGGTTGCCCTTGGTAAAGAGATTGATCGTCTTGAAAAACAAGAGGCCCTTGACCGCGAGCTTTCAAAGCCACTTAACACTCCACTTACCGGAAAGCCTATCTTCCAAGGTATGGAATCTAAATCTGGTAGAGCTTCTGCTGAATACCAGAAAGCATTCTGGAATGCCATGAGAACCCGTTCTGGTGAAGGGCTTGATCCAGTGATTAAGAACGCACTGCAGATTGGAACCGACACAGAAGGTGGCTATCTTGTACCAGATGAGTTCGAGCGTACTCTTATTGAAGCCCTGGATGAAGAGAATATCTTCAGAAAGCTGGCCAACGTCATCTCCACTTCTTCTGGCGATCGCAAGATTCCAGTAGTGGCTTCCAAAGGTACCGCTTCTTGGATTGATGAAGAAGGTGCCATTCCTGAAAGCGATGATAGTTTTGGACAGGTTTCCATTGGTGCTTACAAGCTAGGTACCATGATCAAGGTGTCTGAAGAGCTTCTAAATGACAGTGTCTTCAATCTTGAAAACTATATCGCTAGGGAGTTTGCAAGACGTATTGGTAACAAGGAAGAAGATGCCTTCTTCACTGGAGATGGTTCTGGAAAGCCTACAGGTATCCTTGCTGCCACTGGTGGAGCACAAATCGGTGTAACTGCTGCAAGTGCTACAGCCATTTCCATCGATGAGATTTTGGACCTTTTCTACTCTCTTAAATCGCCTTACAGAAATAAGTCCGTGTTCGTTATGAACGATGCCACCATTAAGGCTATTAGAAAACTTAAAGATGGTCAGGGTCAGTATATCTGGCAGCCTTCACTTCAGGCAGGAACACCAGATACCATCTTGAATAGACCTGTTTATACTTCATCTTACGTTCCTACCATCGCTGCATCTGCAAAATCCATCATCTTCGGTGACTTTGGCTACTACTGGGTAGCGGATCGTCAAGGCAGAGTCTTTAAAAGACTTAATGAACTTTATGCAGCTACGGGCCAGGTGGGTTTTGTTGCCACTCAGCGTGTGGATGGAAAGCTGATTCTACCCGAAGCCATAAAAGTGCTTCAGCAGAAAGCGTAATGGAGGATCCTATGAGTTATAACACAAAGAACTTTACCGAACAGGGCGGTGAAAAAACCGTCATTGGTGGAACTCTTGAAATCAAGGAAGGGGCGGTCGTTACAGGCCTCCCTATTCTTGATAATCAAGCAGAAAGCGCTGCTGCCACAGTTGAAGATTTGGTGACGGATTTCAATGCCCTTCTCACCAAACTTAAGACTGCAGGGCTTATGATTTCAGACTAATGAAAGGATGGTGGCGGTATGACACTGCTGGAAAAAGTAAAAGCAAATCTTATTCTTGATCACTCGGCTGATGATGAACTACTTGAAATGTACATCACCGCCGCCACGAGGTATGCAGAAAGTTATCAGCATCTTCCAGAGAACCACTACGTGGAAGCAGTTATGCCAGCCACCACACAGCAAGCCATCATCATGCTGTCGTCCCACTTTTATGAATCCAGGGACGGCAGCACCGGTGGTTTCTTTTCAGACAATGTGCAGGCTGGGCAGCAAGTATGGAATACAGTCAATCTCCTGCTGAGACTTGATCGGGATTGGAAGGTGTAGTCATGAGCTTTGGGAAAATGAATACCTTTATTGACATCATTGAGAGCGTCACCATAAAAGATTCCGAAGGGTTTAAAACAGAAGTTGATAACATTGTATCTTCTGTAAGAGCTTACCGTGAAGGTCGGCATGGCAATGAAAAATGGGCAAACAGAGCATCCTTTTCTGAAGCCACAGACCTTTTTCGCTTTCGCCATATCCCTGGTATAACCATAACAACGTCTATGGTGATCATCCATAGTGATAAGAGATTTGAAATTACATCTGTTGAGGATGTGAAAGGCCGCGGTATGTACATTGAAGTGCTGGCTAAGGAGGTGGTGCCAAGTGGCTAAAGCAACCATGAAAATGCCCGATGACTTCTTGATGAAGCTCTCAAAGCTTGGTGAAAAAACAGATGAAATCATCTCTATTGTTTTAGAAGCTGGCGGTGAAGTTGTTCTGGATAAAGTCAAATCCAACCTTAAAGGTGTTATCGGGAAAGAAACCAAAGAAAAAAGCCGTTCTACCGGGGAGCTTGTCTCTTCACTGGGCCTCTCGCCTACAAAGCTGGATAAGAACGGAAACTTCAATATAAAGGTCGGTTTTAATGAACCCCGAAATGATGGTGATGCCAATGCGAAGATTGCAAATATCCTTGAATACGGTAAATCAGGTCAGCCACCTAAACCCTTCTTGAAGCCAGCAAAGTCCGCATCTCGAAAGGCATGCATTGAAACTATGAAATCAGAACTGGATAAGGAGATTGAAAAGCTATGAGCTTACTTGGAGATTTAAACCTCATACTGGCTCCCTTTGATATCCCTGTGGAAACAGGAGTGTTCTCTGATGTGCCTCCCGATGAATATCTGGTCATTACGCCTATGTCAGACAGACTGGATCTCTTTGCGGATAACGAGGCCTATATGATTGTATCAGAGGCAAGGCTGTCCCTTTTTACAAAGAAAAATTACAACAAACGCAAAAAGGAACTGACAAAAGCCCTGCAATCTGGAGGGATAACCATCACGGATAGACAGTATGTTGGTTATGAACATGATACTAAATTTCATCATTACGCCATTGACGTAATGAAAGAATATGAAACGGAGGAAGAATAAATGGCAACAATAGGATTGGATTCTCTATATTATGCCAAGATCACAGAAGATCAAAACGGCATTGAAACCTATGGAACCCCTAAAGTACTGGCTAAAGCCATGACTGCGGAGCTGAGCATTGAGCTCATTGAAGCCATTCTCTACGCAGATGACGGTGCCAGCGAGGTAGTAAAAGAATTTAAGAGTGGTGCCCTGACACTGGGTATTGATGATATCGGATCATTGGTAGCACAGGATTTGACAGGATGTAAAATCGACAGCAATAACGTCGTTGTTTCAAGAAGTGAAGATGGTGGGTCGCCTGTGGCTATTGGATTTCGTGCCAAAAAGGCCAATGGAAAATATCGCTACTTTTGGCTCTACAGGGTTATCTTCTCTGTTCCCGCCACAAGTCTTGCAACCAAAGGCGACTCCATCACTTTTAGCAGTCCCACCATAGAAGGAACCGTCTTTAGAAGAAACAAACTGGACGGAGAAAGCAAACATCCTTGGAAAGCGGAAGTCACTGAAGGAGATAATGGTGTATCGGCATCAACAATTACAAGTTGGTTTGCTTCTGTGTATGAACCAGACTTTACAGCCGTAACCCCAACCATTACAATCACAACTCAACCAGCAAGCTTAACTGAAGTAACCACAGGAAGCATTTCTGGAAGCCTTTCTGTTGTGGCAAATTCCAACACCTCAAACCCTGTAACCTATCAATGGTATGAAAATACCACTGATAGCACCACTGGCGGTACTACCATTAATGGAGAAACTTCTGCGAGCTTTGATATTCCAACGGACCTTCTGGCGGATACCTATTACTACTACTGCGTCTTAAGCTCTAGTGGTGCAGAAAATGTGACGACTACAGTTGCTACTGTTGTTGTTTCTTGATGGGAGGTAAATGAATATGGCAGATGAAAAATTAAAAATTGATGAGGCAGCTGAAGAAAGAAGTACCTCAATCGACATTGGCGGCAGGGAGTTTAAGATGATTCTTACCACTAAAGCCACTAAGGAAATTGCAAAGCGCTATGGTGGGCTTGAAAACTTAGGCGAAAAGCTTATGAAAACCGAGAACTTTGAAATGGCTCTGGAAGAGGTAGTTTGGCTTATTACGCTTCTAGCCAATCAATCCATTTTGATTCATAACATCAAGAATAAAGGCGAAAACAAAGAACTTCTCACAGAAGATGAAGTGGACCTCCTTACTACCCCCTTCGATCTGGCTAATTACAAGAACGCCATTATGGCCAGTATGATGAAAGGCACAAAAAGGAATGTGGAGAGTGAGCCGTCAAAAAACGAGGTGATCGGGTAAGTGATCATGAGTTATTTACCCGACTCATTTACTATGGCACTGCCCACCTTAATAGACATGAAGATGAGGTGTGGCTTTTACCAATTGGTTATCTGATGGACCTTTGGGAATGTCATAAGCAGTTTACTGGTATATCGAAACCAAGAGTAGACTATACAATCGATGATGTTATACCAGAATTTCTATAAAAATTCTATCCAACACCATAAGAGGTGTTTTTTTATGCCCTGAAGGAGGTGATAGTATGTCGGACTTTGGACTGAAGATTGGCGTCGAGGGCGAAAAGGAATTTAAAAATGTACTCCGTGAAATAAACCAAAACTTCAAAGTGCTAGGCTCAGAAATGAACCTTGTGACATCACAATTTGATAAACAAGACAAATCACTCCAAGCAGTAACAGCAAGAAATGAAGTCTTAAACAAAGAAATTGATGCTCAAAAAGACAAGGTTAAGACACTTGAATCTGCCTTAAAGAATGCAGCAGAGTCCTTCGGGGAAAATGATAAGCGAACAAAAGCCTGGCAGATTCAGTTAAATAATGCTAATGCAGATCTGAATAAAATGGAAAAGGAACTGGAAGATTCAGCAGAAGAAGCAGAAAACCTGGGAGAGCAATTAGAAGAATCCGGTAAGTCCGCAGAGGGAGCTGGCGGGAAATTCGAGAAGTTTGGAGGAGTTCTTAAGGGGATCGGAACCGCAATGGGTTCTGTGGCTCTTGCTGCTGGAGCTGCTACCATAAAACTTGGAGCTGAGATTGTCCAGCAGTTTGGAGAGCTTGAACAGAATCTTGGTGGTTCTGAAGCAGTATTCGGAAAGTACGCTTCCTCTATTCAGAAAACTGGTGAGGAAGCCTACAAAAATCTAGGTGTGTCCCAGAGTCAATATTTGGCCACAGCCAATAAAATGGGAGCGCTTTTTCAAGGCTCTGGTGTTGAACAACAAAAGAGTTTAGAACTGACGGAGAAAGCCATGCAACGAGCTGCAGATATGGCCTCCGTTATGGGCATCGACATGCAGGTTGCCCTTGATTCTGTTGCTGGTGCTGCTAAGGGTAACTTCACCATGATGGATAACTTGGGAGTTGCCATGAATGCCACAAATATCGAAGCCTATGCTCTTGCAAAAGGACTAGATTTTACATGGGCATCAGCGACAAATGCAGAAAAAGCTGAAGTGGCCATGCAGATGTTCTTTGAAAATACGGAGCAGTATGCTGGGAACTTTGCCAGAGAATCCACCCAAACCGTTACAGGGTCCATAGGTCTTCTACAAGCTGCACTAGGTTCGTTTACTGCAGGTCTGGGAAATGCAGATGCGGATATGACCAACTTAACCCAAAATCTCGTAGATGCTTTTCAGTCAGTAGTTATTAATATTGTACCAATATTAGAAAATGTGGTTACTGCTCTACCTGCAGCAATGGATGCGATCCTTATGGCCATTGGAGACCTTCTGCCAGTTCTTCTTAGTACAGTAACGGATTTATTCAGCCAGGTTCTGGAAACCTTACTGAGCCTACTTCCAGAACTGATTCCAGCAGCTGTAGATGCGGTCATGACAATTGTTGGAGCACTCATTGAGAATTTGCCGCTTTTAATCGATGCGGCTATACAGCTAATTACTGCTCTTGTAGAAGGGTTAGGATTGGCTTTGCCTGAACTGATTCCAGCAATGATTGAAGCAGTCATTTTGATTGCTACCACTTTAATCGATAATATGAGCTTAATTCTGGATGCTGCCTTTCAACTAATTAGTGGATTGGCTCAAGGACTTTTAAATGCACTCCCTACTCTAATTGAATCTTTGCCCCAGATCATCAACAGTATTGTTGGATTTATTACCAGCAATCTACCCAGACTCATTGAAATGGGTGTTCAGCTAACCATTCAACTGGGGATGGGCTTAATCAGAGCCATTCCCCAGGTCGTTGCTCAACTTCCTCAAATCATTACAGCCATAGTTTTAGGTCTCGGTAGAGCCCTCCCTTCTATTGTTGAAGTGGGTCGGAATATCGCAAGAGGTTTATGGGATGGTATTGCATCGATGATTGGTTGGCTTGGTGAGCGCGTCAAAAGTATGGTTAATGGCATAGTAGGCGGGGTCAAAAAGGTACTGGGTATCCGTTCACCTTCTAAAGTGTTCGCCGGTATTGGCGCTAACATGAGTGAAGGTATTGGTGAAGGATTTACAGAAGCGATGAGCGGTGTAGAAGATGATATGCAAGGAGCTATACCTACTGATTTTGATCTCGATCTTAATTCTCAAGTATCAGGAAATCTTGGAGGTTCTGAAGGAGCTGTTTTTGATGTGACTATTCCTCTTACCATTGACGGTAATATTTTGACAAGAGTTATTGCACAGCTTCAGTGGAACCAAAATACTGTCACAGTTAGAAACCTTGGTGTGGCAGGGAGTTAATAGAAGGGAGGCGATCTCTTGATTGAAATTTACGCAGGAGCAACCCTGATTCAGTCCGTTAACAAAGTCATCAGCTCAAATATAAGAGAAACCTTAGAGGGTGAGTTCACCCTCTCATTTACTGTTATGGCTAAGTCTGCGTTGGCTTTAAAGACAAAGCAAATCGCAAAACTAGATAATCAGTATTTTGAAATTGTCCAGATCGGTAAATCAATTCAAGGAAGCCTCCCTATCTGCTCTGTTCTCTGTGAGCATGTTTCATATCTGCTTAATCACGAAATGTATAATATCACGGAGTTTGATTTTACGGGAGATCCATCTACGGGATTATCTCAGCTCCTTTCTGGCACTCCCTTTTCTGCTGGAGTGGTGGATTTTACAGAAAGTATCATCATGAAAATAAACCAGAAGGTTTCTAGGCGAGCTGCCCTCATGCAATACATCGCCATCCTCGGAGGTGAGATTGAATACGATGGTTACAACATCAACATCCGAAGTCACAGAGGAAGCATTGACTATATCCAGGTGATGGGTTCAAAGAATGTCACCGACGTGGCTGTATCCCATGACTCCAGAGAAAACGCATCATCCTATGACATTTCCTTTTTTAAGCTGATGGATTTGGCTGTTGGTGATAATGTTCACATCATCTTCAATCCATTAGGCATTAACGTAAAGACTAGAATCATCTCTCTTGAATATAATCCATTCTACAGATTCAACATCCGTGTTGAGGTGGGAAAATACAGGCCAAGTATTTCTGATACCTTCTATCGCATAGAAAACTCTATTTCTAATGTAGGAAGCTCCGTGGATGATCTTCAAAGCCAGGTCTATGACTTAGGCGTATCCTACACCATAGTAAAAACGCTGTCGGTGGTTGATAACAAAATCAATGTAACCTATGAAGTAGAAAAAGGTGATACCCATCAATATCATGCCGAGTACAGCTTCGCCACAGATTCCAGTGGAAGGATCACCAGCATCACCTTAGAAGATATTTTCTCAGAGCTTCTCCTTAAAGAGGTCTCATCACTTCTGATTGATGCTGCAGCCTTTGAAGTGACCTATGCCGATGGCTCAACTGGAAGCTACACCTACTCCACCGATTCCAGCGGAAGAATTACAGCCATTGAGAAAGTTTAAGGAGGAAAGCCATGAGCTATGATCGTAATTTTAATAACACCTTGGCCATCTGGACAGCTTTTGGTGGCAGAGGAAGTATTGTCCTTCCTATTCCTACCTTAAGCTGGACCAAGAAGTACTATAACAATTTTGGCTATACTCAATACGGCAGCGAAAGACAAATTAATGTCTATGATAACGGAAACGCTCAGATTGCAGTTTACTATGCTAAAACCCCATACATGTCTTATTGGAACAAGACCACCAAACAATGGACCGTTGTCAGTGTTCCTTGGTGGAGTCATGGGCAGCCTGAGATACTTTATGCTGCGGATGGAGTCTTTATTGCCAAGATCGTGGGCCTCGCTAATATCATTGCATCCTTTGATGGGATTACCTGGCATAACGCTGGGTACTGCGCCGGAGCGCAAAATGCCATGACCTGTGGTGCTTATGATATGGACAGAGGCTCTGGTGTGGTTAGCTGGTGGTATTATAAATCTCCGGTTTACTACAGCTTTGATTCCCTGGAAGAACGAACTGCCTGGACCCTGGTGGGCTCTGATGGAACCTCAGTCCCCATCTTTAAATATCTGACCAGGCATAAAGGAAACTTTGTTGGAGTTGTTGGTGGTGACAAATCCATCGCCAGAGCAAGTACATCAAGTCCTGGAAGCTGGGTAACCACCATTCCTGAGGATGTCAATGATACAAGATACATGTTCATTCGTTCTATCAATGGTGTGCTCTTTGTGATGAAGTTCAATTACACCAATGTGGGCGGCGATTACACCTACTATGTGAAGCTCTGTGTGATGAACGATAATGCTACACAGATTACTGAAACCAATCTTTCCTGGGTAGGAGATCTGGCAAATAACAATATTCCTAATCCAAGAAACATCATGTGGATGCCTGATTGGGGGAAGTTTGCACTTCTAAAAGAGAGCAGTCTTTGTGTATCCTCTGATGGGATTACCTGGGAATGCTTGCATCAACCTGGTTTTACCACTAGTCAATACGACACTTTCGATGGTGCCATGTACATTCCCGGAGACGGGTTCTATGCCAAAGCCAGCGGGTATGTCTACTATGCACCTTACTAATTGAAGCCCATTTCTATCAGATTATGACGCCTTTAGCCGGGCGTCTTTTTATATATAAATCTACATGAAAGCGAGGAAAAACAATGAGAGATATTTGGACTTATATTCAACTGGCTATTGCTGGCCTTGGCGGTTGGCTTGGCTGGTTTCTCGGAGGTTACGATGGATTTTTATATGCCCTGATCGCCTTTGTGGTGATTGACTATATTCTTGGAGTGATGTGCGCTATTTTGGAAAAGCATCTTTCAAGTGATGTAGGTGCTCGGGGCATTTTCAAGAAAGTAGTGATCTTCTCTCTGGTAGGCATTGCCCACATTATTGATCAGAACATCATCGGAGATGGTGGTG